GCTTAAGCGATCAATTAAGTTAAAAGATATGAAGCCGATTCTCTATAGAGTCGGCTTTTATGTTTTAACTAAACCAAAAGGGAAAATTATGACTATTAAATATTATGAAGTAACAGAAATCGAAACGATTACTAGAACCGGAATAGTGATCATTGACCATTATAATCAGTCTTGTAAATATGATCACGATCCAATTGCAAAATTCGACGATAATAGAAGTATTTCCGATGAGTATAACGACCAGTTGCACGATTGTTCTGTTCATGAGTCGGATTTTTCAGCAAAAGAAATACCCGCGCCTTATGATTATAACGATCGCCATTACTGGCCAATGACCAAGGCCGATCACGCGGTATGGCTTAGCGATGGCTCCGGCAGCAAGCGAAAAAATCAAAAAAACCGCTAAAAAACGCGCTCTTACGCGTCGTTAAATAAAAAAATCAAGGCTGTTCACTTGCTAACAACACAAAAACGGCCTATTTCAACAACTAAAAAAGGGGAACAAAATGAAAGTATCAGAGAAAGAAAGACAAGAAAGCATCGACCACTTAAAAGATATACTCAAAGAGGGGGACAGACTTTACACAACTGTAAACCATGTCAGCCAATCAGGCATGACCCGGTATATTAAAACTATATTAATTAGGGACAATAGGCCATTGTATCTTGATTATCATATCTCAAGGGTTCTAGAGTGGCCTTTAAGCGATAAATACAACGGGATCAAGGTCGGTGGTTGTGGTATGGATATGGGTTTCCACTTAGTTTATACCCTATCAATCATTTTATTTGGTCGTGATGGTGCATACGATTTAAAACAAGATTGGATTTAAAAAGCTTTTAAAAGGTTATTTTAAACAACAAACCGTTATACAATAAGGGGAATACAATGACTAAACGAATCACCTTGGATGACTGTCAGCAATTGGTTAGCAGTCTCAATTTTTATAGTCTTAAGGATGCCAACGAGGATCACTATCAGTTTAGACAGCAAGGCCGTTCTTATTGGTTAATGCTTAAGACTAATAGCGGTATTGATCCGATAGCGTCCTATAGCACTAAAAAGGATTTCTTTAACGCGCTTAAGCTTTGTACTGTCATCGCCAAGGATTGCAACAAGCTTTTTATTTAACCTATCCTTTTGGGGATTATGTCCTATCCCCTATATACAATTACTCTTCAGGCCAGCTCAATAGCTGGTCTTTTTTTGTCCGCTTGTTTTTATTTCAATTAAGAACTACAATCCAAAATGATAAATATATTATTTGTTGCGGTGCTTTGTAATGCCCCTAAATAAGCGCGTACAGGCAAACAGGAATAGCTTGGCCAGGCGCAAGGTTTATCAATAGAATCGCATACGCGCAAAGCTGAGAGGTCTGAGTATATGTTTAGACCTCGGGGGGTTGCCCGAATTGAAACCGATGCAGAGCCTATATTTACACCCTCTTAAATTTTTATTGGAAAAATGACTTATGCAAAGAGGAAGACCTAAACTAGAGTTTGATTATGATGAGTTATATGAGCTATCAAAGACTCATTGCTCCTTTGTAGATTTAGCTAAGTTCTTTAACTGCTCTGAGACTACTGTTAATGATCGTTATCGTGACGACCCTAAATTTAAGACTGCGGTTGATAGAGGCCGTTTTGAAGCTATTAAGGGATTGCGTAGAAGACAGTTAGAGTTAGCGATGGATGGTAACACCCAAATGGCTATCTGGCTTGGGAAGCAATTACTTGGACAAACTGATCGTGTAGATGTTGATCAATTATCTCGTGTAGAGCCTGTTACTATCGAAATTGTAAACCCTGATGGTACTCTTCAATAAAATTTTTTTTACCGCTTCGCGGTATTTTTGGGAGCTTTTTCCTTGGCTAGATTAAACCCCACGAAACCACAGTTCGAGTATATCAACTCTGAGGCCAAGTTCCCAGCGTTAGTTGCAGGTTTCGGTGCAGGAAAGACTGAGGCCGCTGTTCAGAGATGCATCATCGGCAAGTTAAGGAATCCCACTACCAACCGGGGTTTCTATGAGCCGACCTACGATTTGATTAGGATGATTGCTTGGCCACGATTTGAAGAAATACTCACAGATTTGAACATCCCCTATAAACTCCACAAATCACCCCTAAACTACATTGATCTAGGGGCTTATGGGCAGATCATCTTCCGCTCAATGGATGATGTGAATAGAATTATCGGTTATGCCCACGCTGATGCGGATATAGACGAATTAGATACCCTGAAAGAACCGATAGCTGCACAGGCATTCAGGGCTATAGTCGCCCGGAACAGGGAAATCAAACCTAACGGTGAGAAAAACACCATCGGAGTGACCACCACACCTGAAGGGTTTAAGTTTGTCTATAAAACGTGGAAGAAAAATCCACAACCAGGATTTGAGCTGATTCAAGCGCCTACAGAGTCTAATCCACACCTACCAGATGATTACATCGATAATTTGAAGGCTATCTATCCTAGTAATCTTTTGACTGCCTATTTGAATGGTGAGTTTGTAAACTTAACTCAAGGCACTGTTTACAATGGATATAATCGAGACACTAATCAATCAAAAGAGGTTATTACACCGTTTGACTTCCTTATGGTTGGTATGGACTTCAACGTGACCAATATGTCCGCTGTGATATTTGTATATCGAAATGGCGTCTTTCACGCTGTTGAAGAGCTTACAAGAATATATGACACCCCTAACATGATACACACACTCAAAACTAAATGGCCTAACCACAATATTTGCATCTACCCTGATGCCTCTGGCGCATCTCGTAAAACCGTAAACGCAAGTATATCAGATATTACTCTTTTAGAGTCAGCAGGTTATGAGTGTCGCGCACCAAAGAAAAACCCATTTATTAAAGATAGGGTCATGGCCGCTAATGCAGCCTTTGAATCCCGTCAAGTCATGGTAAATTCAGATAAATGCCCGGAACTCGCGAGCAGCTTAGAGCAATTAACCTACGATAATAACGGTATGCCCGATAAAACGAGTGGTTTAGATCACTTAATTGATGCCGCAACTTATCCAATTTCGTTTGAATTACCGATTATTAAACCCATAGCGGCTGTGCCGTTCAAATTTGCGATCTAATTATGACTGTAGAACTCAGAAACCCAGAATATGAAAAATTCATCCAAGAATGGCAAACAATTCAAGATTGCTGTGATGGCCAAAGAGCAATTAAAGAAAAAAATATACGATATCTTCGACCTATGGAGGGCGTTTCAAGTATCGATAATCGGTATCGTAACTACTTAAATCGCGCTGTATTCGTTAATTTTACAGGAAAAACGCGAGAAGGGCTAACTGGAGCGATATTTCGCAACACCCCTGACTACGAGCTACCCTCTCAAACCGAATATTTAGAGAAAAATGCCGATGGTGCAGGTGAATCACTCGTTTCTCTGGCTAAAGATGTTACTGGCGAGGTCATTGCTAAAGGCAGACACGCTCTTTTAGTAGATTATCCACAGGTAACTCAAGGTTTGAGTCTAGAAGAGCTAAATAGACTGTCTCCAAAGGCCACAATCAACCGATATACCTGCGAAAACTTCATTAATTGGCGTGTAGAGGTCATTAATGGACAAAAACTGCTCACATTGGCGGTTTTACAAGAAACTTATGACATGAATGACGATGAATTCGAGTATGAAGAAGGTAAACAATACAGGGTATTACGCTTAAGAAATGGTGTATATACCCAACAGTTATATCAAGAACTTGAACCTATAACCGAAGAGTATATACCGAGGAAATCTGATGGAGAAGCTTTTGATTTCATACCACTTTTTATTATTGGCAGTGAAAATAATGACCCAACTGTTGATATTCCACCTCTTGGTGATATTGCTGCTATTAACATCGCTCATTATAGGAACAGTGCTGATCTTGAAGAAAATTGTTTTGTTCATGGTCAACTTACCCTTGGCGTTAGTTCGTCTATGTCTTTAGCTCAATTCCAGGAGGCCAACCCAGAAGGAATTATGGTTGGA